CCCCGCTGCGGTAGGTTGTTCTCAAATCCCACGTTTCACAATCGCCCAGCTGCGCGATGATGGAAACTCTCTGAAAGGAGAATCCCGTCATGGCCAATACGTTTGCGCCCAGCGGTTTCTTGCAGTTTCAGGGCGGTGCAGGCGGCGCTCCCACGTTCGCTCAATCCCCCCGTTTGATCGCGTCTGGCAACACGACACCGATCTTCACTGGCGACCCTGTATCGCCTGTTACCGGCTCCGCAACCGGTTATATCACCCAAGCCACGGCTGGCGGCTCGACCGTCCTCGCCGGTATTTTCGTTGGTTGTAAATATCTGTCCACGTCTCAGAAGCGCGTTGTCTGGTCCAGCTACTGGCCCGGATCCGACGCAACCGGCGACGTGACGGCATATGTCATCGATGATCCGAATGCTCGTTTCATCGTGCAGTCTTCTGGTTCCGCCTTCCCTGTCACTGGCACGTCCACGTCTTATACGTCTGGCGTACAAGGTCAGTATTGCACGTTCGCTTACTCCACAACCGGAGCAACGTCGGGCAACTCCAACGGCGGCAACAATGCCACAGGTCGTTCGACAGCTTATGTCAACGCTGTCAACACGACTGTCACCGACCCCTTCATTATCGTCGACTACGCCGTTTCGTTCGGCAACGGTGGCGATCCCACAACGCAGTACTGCAATCTTGTTGTCGGCTTCAACAACGAAGTCTGGCGCACGAACGGTGCTGGCCCGACCGGCATCTCGTAAGAGGAGTAAGGACCAATGGCTGTTAATCTCTCACAGATCAAAGACCTTCTCCTCCCCGGCCTCCGTGGCGTTGAAGGCAAATACGAGCAGATCCCGTCGCAATACGACAAGATCTTCACGAAGCATGACTCGAAGATGGCTCTCGAACGTACCGCTGAAATGCGTTACCTCGGCCTCGCACAGCTCAAGACCGAAGGTGGCCAGACCTCCTTTGATTCGGGCGCTGGCGAGCGTTTCGTGTATAACCAAGAGCACACTGAAATCGCTCTCGGCTACGCGATCACACGTAAGGCTATCGACGATAACCTCTACAAGACCCAATTCCAGCCTTCCAACCTCGGCCTCGTGGAATCTTTCCATCAGACCAAGGAAATTTATGGCGCGAACATCCTGAACACGGCGCAGACTTACAATGCTGCAATCGGCGGTGACGGTGTTGCTCTTTGCTCCACCTCGCATCCGATCGACGGTGGCTCAATTGCAAACACGCCGACGACTCAGATCGACCTCAACGAAGCTTCGTTGCTGAACGCGATGATCGCAATCCGCACGAACTTCCGCGACCAAGCTGGTCTGAAGATCTTCGCTCGTGGCCGCAAGCTCATTATCCCACCAGCTCTTGAGCCGGTTGCTATCCGTCTTTTGAAGACGGAACTCCGTCCGGGCACTGCAGATAATGACGTTAACGCAATCATGACCACTGCCGGTGGGTTGCCTGAAGGCTACATGGTCAACGACTTCTTGACCTCTTCGTATGCTTGGTTCTTGCTGACCAACATCGATGGCCTTGCTTACATGGAGCGCATTCCGTTCGAAACAGACATGCAAGTCGACTTCGTGACTGATAACCTCTTTGTTAAAGGCTACGAGCGTTACTCGTTCGGTTACTACAACTGGCGCGCGATCTACGGGTCGTTCCCGACCTCGTAAGGAGGACTAACCATGGCGATTGACGCTTTCTCAGGTCCAATCATTACCTTCGGGCAGAGCTCCGTCGGTGCTGATTACAATCCCGACATTGGTGGCTCGTCCCTGTTTGCTTCAGGGGCGGGTTTCCTCGACACTCGCGTTCCTTTCACCTACAATCCCGGCGAAGCTCAGTCTCAACAGGATTTCGGGTGGCTTGGTTTCGACAATGTTAACACGCTTAGCATTGTTCCTTATTCCAAGGCGACGGGCGCGATTGTCGCTTCTGCAAACGCAACCAGTGCGACGTTGACACTTGTCACGACGAACTCGGCGACGACGGGCGTGTATTACAACAACACGAACTTCGTTCGTTCCGACACTGTGGTCCAAACGAACGTGCTTGCTCTCGATGCTTATGCATCGGTGACGGCCTCGTTCTCTAACGGTGTGATGACGATCACAGCAAACAGCGGCATGCCAATTTCTCCCGGCATGGTGGTGTTGACGACATCAGGAACTGTGTCGCAAGGCACGGCGGCTGGCGTTCAGATTGTCTCGCAACTTACGACAACCGGCACATATACGACGGTTGGTCAGGGTTACACCGGCACTTACCAGACCAACAGCAACTTGACTGCTACGTCTGGCACGGTAACGCTTGCGTTCCAGAATGTGCAGCAATGCGCGATCCCGAACAACGCTCAGACACCGGGCATCTATCTTTGGAACCCGATGGCTCTCGTTGGCCGCGCCGTGGCAGTTACTGCTGCTGCGAGTGCTACTGCGACTACAGCAACGGTTTCTGGCTTTGATATCTATGGTTACCCAATGCAAGAGAACATCACGATCTCTGCGGGCAACCAAGTATCGGGCAAGAAGGCATTCAAATACAT